TAATTGTCCAGAACATTCAATTATTTCATATTCATTTTTTGCTTTCCATTCCCAAGATTTAACTCGTAGTTTTACAAGTTCTAATATCTCTGGTCTTCTTTCAAAATCTATATTACTAATAAACACTTCTAAGGCATCCATTCCTATTTTCTTTTGCCTTGTATCAATTTCTTTAATAGTTTTCTTAAACGCTTTCTTTTCACGCTTCTCCCTTTTAATACCCAATTCTTTTTGGTCTGTAAAATATACATCGTAAAATCTTCTAAATCTTTTATAACTTGTATAGTATGTTTCAACCTTTGTTAGTGCTTGATAGATTGAAACCCTATTTGTGTACCTTCCTTTTGATTTAAGAAATTCAGCTATCATTCTATCGTTCATTTCGTTTAGTTCGTTTAGTATCTTATAAAACAAACATCTTATGTATGCATCTTCTGGTCTTCTTTTTCTACTTTGTAAATCAAATCCAGTTAAATTAATAAAGTTATTTAATAACTCATTTGCTATTTCTTCGTTGTAATGTAATTTGTGTTTCATACTATTCAATTATTTCTGCTCCGTGTTCAAGATTTATTTTATCTGATGCTGCAACCATTTTTGGTTTATCTTTTGAGTAAGCAATACATACTTCTTGAATCTTTGTAAAGTCATTAAAATCAAACTCATTTAAAAGCCATTTAACGAACTCTAATTTATTTGCGACTAATTTATCCCCTAAATCTTTTTCGTCCACCTCTTCGACTTTCTGATAGTAATTCGTTTCAATTTCTATTAGGTCATCGATTGTTTTCTTTACATTGTTTTTTGTTCTGTGTCTAAATAGTCCAGATGCTTTTGCTTCTTCTAAAAAGTGTAGGTTTACAAATGATGTTATTATTGCACCACTTATTTGTTCGATTTGTTTTTCTGTTAATTCCATATATTAAAACATTGTTAATTGTTGTTGGTGTTCTTTTAATCTTTTTATTGCTGCATCAAAATATTCTTTATCTAATTCACAAGCCGTTAAATCATATCCTAAATTATGACAAGCCAAAGCTATTGAGCCACTTCCTAAATGTGTATCTAATATTTTGTCTCCTTCTTTTGCGTAGTTCATTAAAAGCCATTCGTATAGTTTAACTGGTTTTTGTGTTGGGTGTATTCTGTTTCTATTTGCCGCTGCATTAAAATCATACTTTTTAGCACTTGTTTTGAAACTACTCCAAGCTAATTCATATTGGGCAAAACTAACATCTTCAGAAAATCCTTTATCCCATAATAACCAGCAAGAAGATGGATATAGAAAATCTGTCATATAATTACCTCCCCATATAATCTGATTCTTACTTGTTCTGAAAAGTTCATTAAAATATTCTTCACTTGGTATTTTAGAATCTTCTCCAGCAAATTTATGATACTTGCTTTTTTTATCGTTTTTTCTTCTGCCCATACTAACATTTATATTTATTCCGTATGGAGGGTCAACTATTGCAAGGTCAAAGTGATTATCTTCATACCTTGCCATTAGCTGCATATTGTCTTCGTTACTTATTTGCATTTCTTAATGTTTTAAATTCTGTTAATAATGATTCCATAAGGGGTTTAAATCTTGCTATCGAAGTAGCTGCTGGAGATTCTGCTTTTGCTAATTTACCATATTCATTGAATAAGAAATTAAGTGCATCATAATCTTTATAAGCATCTTTTTCAAATGCAAATCTTATCATTTCTCTAACACAATACGCTTGTATATTTTGCTTTCCAAAATCACTAACAAGTTTTGAAATCTTATTTATTAAGTAAATAGAAAAATCATAATCTATAATACTACAATTTCCTTTTTTAAATAATTTACTTTTTGAACCGAAAAAACAATTAACTACATTACCAACTGAAATATTATTTTGATTGCTTAAATAAGTTTTATAAACTATATTGTAATCTTCAGAATCAGTAGAATATGCTTTTAGATAATCCAATGTATTCCACGCTTTATTTCCATTATTTAAACTAATGATAGCCCTTAAATGCTCTGCTTCTTTATCAGTATTTATCCAATCAATTATATAAGCTGGTACTGTTTTTTGCTTTAAAAGTTTAGCTGATTCAATTCTGTGATGTCCCTCAATAACATCTCCCTTTGAGGAAACAACAATAGGCATCATCCAACCATAATCATTTAATTTTGATTTAAAATTTTCAGCGTGTTTTGTTACAGTATCTCTATTAACTGTTGCCATTTTTAATTCACTTATTGGGTAATAAGCATTGTACTCTCCTCTTTTAATTTCTTGTGTGTTCATCTTGTTTTTGTTTTAATTATTAATATTTGTTTTGTTCGTACTTTTCTTCGTTATAATATCTCTTTGTTAATTCAATTTCATTATCAAGCAAATTATTTAAGTGCTTGTAAATAAATTCTGCATCTTCGTCTGTTACTTTATATTCTTCATCTTCAATCCAAATGTTGGTATGTAGCACATCATCCTTTAAATGTAAATCAATTAAATGTTCATCAGTATCTAAATACAAACTTACTTCGTTTGGCAGTTGCTCATTGTACCAGCTATCTTCTGAATCAAATTCTGGTTGTATTATTTTAATAATGTTTTTTAGTTTAATGTGCATAACTTTTTGATTTTTGTATTTCTAATTCTATGTCAAACTTTAATAATTCTAATTCGTTTTTTAAATAGGTATTTTCAGTTCTACCAATTAAATACTGTATTCTTTCAAATCTTTCTTCCATTATCTAAACATTATTATTATCATAACTGTTAACCAAAATGCAAAAAACATTCCCAACAGTATCATCATAAAATTAAAAAATAACTTAATACCTTTTCTTAATATCTTATTAATCATATTTTAAATATTAAAAATTAAACTTACAACTGTTCTTGTAGTGAAATAACCTACAATAATAATTAGTGATATTAAACAAATCTTTTCTGTTTGTTTACCAATACGTGCTGCTCTACTTAAATCTTTCATTTTGTGTTTGTTTTTAAATTATCGTTAAGCAAATCTAATACTTATTTACTTATAAACAAAACTTATTTACATTTATTTTTATTTAAGCAAAAAAAAGAGAAACTAATTTGTTTCCCTTAATCTTTCGATTTCCCTTTCTAAATAGTCCTTTGCTTTTAAAAGGTCTTGTAATTCGTTTGACTTTTTACCAGCCCTTATAACATATTTAAGTATGTTACCTCTGCTGAAATTAAGGTTAAAATCGTTTATTACATCAATTACATCGTAATCTTTGCCATTGTCATAATGTGTTTGAGTTGCTCTCATTTTCTTTTTGTTTATCATAGTTATAAATTTTAGTGTATAAATCCCATATTGATTGATATGCTTCTTGCAAATCAAATTCTTTCCCTTGCATATAATACTGACCGTTATGCCCTCTTTGATACTTTACCTTATAGTTTGCACCAGATGGCTCTAAAGTTATTAAAAAACCCTTATTAAAGCAATATGATTGTGCTTTATGGTCGCAGTTCTTAAAAGGTTTTAGTTTATTCTTAATCTTCGCCATCTATATTTTCCCAAAGTTCAATAAATTCTAATGCCTTTTGAACACCCAACGCTTCACAATTTCTTTTTGCTTCAACTAATTGCAACCAGTATTCGTATATATCATTTCTATCTCTAGTTGTAAAGTAATTATCCAAGCAACTTCTGTATGCTATTCGATGCATTTGATTACATTGTTTTTTATCATTCATATTTATAGGTTTAAATCGTAAAACTCTTTGTTCTCTAAATACTTATAATAGTTTTCAGTTGCTTTGTTCAACTTATCATATCCACCTTGTATAAAGTCCTCATCAAATTGAAAAAATCCAACCTCTTTTGTTTTCTTATCTACAACCGCATACTTAAACTCAAAACATTCAAACAGTTCTAAATACAATGCAGCTTGTAAATCATATCCGTACAACAAAGCAGCTTCTTCAAAACTATTGATGTCGCTTGTTGTTTTTATATCGCATACAATACCAGCCAATAAAATATCTGCTTTACCTCTGAATGGTAAACCATTGTAATACCCAACCGCTGGAAGTTCAAACGATGCGTTTTTAACAAGTTCTTGATACTCTTCATTTTCCAATACCGCTTCTGCAATTGCTTGGCATCTGTTTAGTTCTGCCCTTGTATAAACTGATTGTGCTGGTTTCTCTTCAACCGCCAACTTGTATAGCTTACTTCCTTTTGTGCTATCAATAATTGTTAGTTCTTCGATTCTGTGGGGTTCTAAAGCCAATAAATGTATCAACCTACCATCTCTAAATGGTTGAGGTTCTTTACCTTTATCTTCTTTGTTTAATGCTTTAACGTAAGCTTCTGGACCTTCTAACAAACTTTTACACATAGAACTACTTAATGCATTCTTACCAAGATAACCGTAGTAGAATGAGTCATCCATCATTTTTTTAAGAATATCCTTTTCTTCAAATTCTTCTCCGTTTAAAAGTTTAATTGTTTTCATCTTATTTTAGTTTTTATTATTGTTTTTATTTACATAATGCAAAATAAATTCATAATCATTATCATTAAAATCTTTTTGTAAATCATCCACTTCAATGCAAAAAAAATAAAATTTATTTGTTTCGTGAAACTTAATTTTATAATCATAATAATAAGTAGGAACGTAATCGCTTGTTTCTTCTATTCTTAATTTTTTACTAATTAATGCCACGTGATATTTGATATTTTCTATTGTGTACATATTTCTTATTTCAGTTTTTTTGCTTTGTTTATGTTTAGTTCTGTTATTTCTTTTTTAACCCAAAAACGTTTTTTAAATTCTGTTGTGGCTGGAAGTGATTTAGTAAACCAATTCTGTTCAATGTCATTTAGGTTGAATAAATATATTCCGTTTGGTGTGCTATTTATATAAATTGGAATGTCAAAGTTTTTATTTGATTCTTTTAAAATAGCATCGTACTTTGATTTTTCAAGAATTAATGTATCGTAATGCTTTCTTCTACACTTTAGTTCTATTCTATTTTGTGTTTCAATATCATAGCAATCCCATCTTGAAATAGGGTTTTTACTATTTACTAATGTTTTGTAATGGTTTTTTGATAGCCATTCAAATAAATCTTTTTCTTTCCAGTTGGTCATATATTGTAAATATAACACATTTGTTAAAAAGTATAATCGTTGTTTATAAACTCTGGCAATTCATTGTTATTTATTTGGAAGCTGAACGTTTCAAATGGTCTGTTTCTACTTCTTTTGCACTCAACAGTCACCCAACCTTTGTTTGCGTTATTCTTTTCTAACTTAATTTGTGATTCCGCTTTCTTCTCAAGTGCTGAGCCTAAATTTCCGCTTGGCTTGTCGCTACCAAAGTTTTGGTGTATAATTGTTGTAATATGACAATTTAATTTTCCAGACCATTGTAATAGTTTTTCAGCAACATTATTTGCTTGTTCCATATTATTTACATCAGAACATAAATCCGCACATCCATCAATAATAACCAAACCTATTTTTTCGTTTTCAAATTTATCAAATAAAATGTGTTCAATAAAATCAATTTTACTTTGCCAACCAAATTCACGCATTGCGTATATGTGGTAATCATCATCGTTTTTAATTTCATTCATTACTAAAGGTCGCCTTGCTAATTTACTAACGTGAAACCTACCTTGTTCTGTATCAAAATGAATTATTTTTCTTCCTCTTCGATGTCCTTTTATTTTACCACTATAACTATTTGAACCGCTTTGGTAAGCAGATACAAGTAAACTCATAAAGAAACTTTTACCGACTTTTGGGAATGCTTGTACGAAACTGAAATTGCCATCTGTACCAATTGGAACTGGATATTCTGTATAACTACCATCAAAATTCCTATCTTGGTAAATTCCGCAGCTTATAGCAACTGGTGGGTATTTAATAACCTCTTCAACATCAATACTTGCATCCTCTTCAAGTTGCTGCATCAACATTCTTGTTGTTTCCTTATCCTCCTCCAAATTTATTTTGTTCATCATCTATATATTTCTGTATTTTTGTTTTATAAAATTTGCCAAGAATATTATCGTTTAGGAATTTATCACTTTCCAAAACATTCTCTTTGAACTG